CGTCTTGAGCGCATCGATGTTGACCGCGCCGCCGACGATGGCGACCATCTGCTCTGCGGTGAGGCTTGCGAACGGGGTGAAAGTTGCCGGGTTGGGTGCGCCTAAAGACGTTTCGCCACCGATGACGAAAGACTTGGCATCTTCGCCTTCGCCGCGCGTGCCGGTCAACTGATAACCGACGCTTTTGAGCACGTCCGTAAGACCATCCTCGTCAGCGACTTTGGCTGTGTGGAATTTCCAAGACCATTCGGTCATTGCTCTAGCTCCTTGAGGCGCTGGTTGAGGTTTTCAATGAGCGCGGCTTGCATCTCCACTACAGCCGTCAGGCGCGTGATGCTCTCGCCGGTCGAAGGTTTGTCTGCGGGGTCATCCCACGTCAGCATTCCCGGCAAGCGGCGCTCGGCCTTCCAGAACTCGGCATACTGGTCGGGGTCGAACCACCACGGGGCGACTTGATCCTTGAGCGGATGGTGGGCGTACTTGACGGCGTCGAACGTGTTGGTGACTGCGTAGTCGAGCACGAGGTCGGTGAGCAGGACGTTGTCGTCGTAAGCGCCGGTGCAGTTTAGCGTGCCAGCGCCTTTGTTGCCGCCCGTGGGGGAACCAATGGTTACGCCGCCGCCAAAGTTAATATCAGTTGGCGTGATGCCAGATCGACTAACCTGCATCCATGTCGTTGCGGAGTTCTGCGCGTCGTTAATCAGGCGGTAGTAAATAAATCCACTGTTGTCTGCCGTGACGTCGCTGATCTTGGCATCAGCCCCAGCGTCCGTTTCGTTCATAAAGTAGCGCGGCGATGTGGAGGACACGCCAACAGCGCCATTGAACGTCCACGCCCCGCTTGCAGTCACGCTACCCGCTACCGTGCCTGATAGCGTTGGCGACGACAATGTCTTGTTCGACAGCGTGTCAGTGCTGCTGATGGTGGGGATGGCAACACCAACCGCCGTTACCGCGCCTACTTTGCTTACCTTGAACTGGCTAACACCGGCAACTTGCAAGTCCATCAGCGCAGACCCAGCCGCCGACGCCGTGTCCGTCGCGTTCATCTTGATGGCGGTGAACGTGGTCGCGACGTTGTTCCAGGTCGCCGTCAGATCACTAAGCGGTTTGGTCGCCATGTCTTACCCCAGAACTACGGTTTCATCGTTGTCAGTGACGACATATTCGCCAGCGTCGGTCACCACCTCGGTGAGCAGCGTGGTGCCGCCGCTGACTGCAGCGCCGATCGCACCACGCTTGATCCAGAGCTGCAGGATACTCACGGCTGCATCACCAGTGTGAGCACACGCGCGCCGCCCTGGTTGACCGCTGACGCTGCCGTGCCCGATCGGATCTTCAGGTACCGAACGCCAATCCAATCGCCAATGTTGAGCATCGAGTAATAAGACGCCGCAACCACAACCGCGCGCTCGGTTGCTCCGTCGTACATGTTGTCGAAGTTTGTTCCATCAATCGACGCCTGGAAGGTCAGCGAGGCTGCCGTCCAGCTCGCTGGCATGTCGATTGCCACCAGTTTGCGCCCGCCGAGATCAACAACGCCAGACAGGCTGGCGCCGTTGGCAATGGTTGCGGTCGTTGTCTCAATTGCTTCTGATACGACGGGCGCGCCCATGGGTTACTTACCCTTCTTCTTGGCTGTCTTCTTGGCCGGCGGCATCGTCATCTTGCCGGCGGGCTTCGCGCCGTAGGGTTTCATTGCTGGCATAGGTCTCTCCATTGTTAAATGTTCATAGCTCAGTACCCGCGGGCGACTGATACCCCGAGAAGAGATTGATGATATCAGACGCCGCATTGGGTTCGTTGGTCTTGACCGTGCCAAGCTTCTGCGCAGCGTTGGCCTGGCGCTCGACGCTCTCGAGCTGTGCCTGCCGCTGCTGCATCTCCGCTCGCTGCTGGCGGACGATCGCCACGTCCTCGCCAGACACGATGAGATCGGGATCGACGCCCAGCATGTCGCCGTAGGCGTCGGCCCACTTGTCGCTGTCCAGCTTGTCCAGCACGTCCGGTTTCATTTGAGCGATCATGCCCATACTCGCCACGTAACGATCGACGCTGTTGACGCCCACAGCGCGCTGCGCCTGTGCCAGCATCGAGACGAACTCGACGTCCAGTTCGACGCCCTGCAGCTCTTCGGGCGGCGGGGGCAGCACCCCGGCACCAATCATCTTCGCGAACGTCTCGTCGATCAAAGGCTTCAGCAGTTCGTTGTGCAGGCGCTCAAGCACAGGCCCCAGCATCAGGAGCTTCTCTTCGTGACGCTCGGCGACCTCAGTCGCGGTCATGTTGGTGTTGGTTGACTGCGCCAGCATCAAGAACAGGTCAGCGTAGAACGCGCCATTGATGCGCTGCCGCACGTCCTGAATGTCGATGAGCAGATGTTCCAGATTGAGGTTGACGTTGAACAGCGTGCTGACAGCGTTGTTAGTGCCTGGCGCATCCACATAAGTGACGCCGCCGGGCAGGTAATCGATGTCGCGACCCTTCATGGACGCTGGCACCTGCAGCGGGGGCTTGGTCATGTAGTCGATGCCATTGGCCTTGCGCAGCTGCTCGTGCTGCAGCTGCTTGATGTCGCCGAGGGCCTCCATGCCCGGGCTGGATCCGTAAATGTCGCCGCCCGACTTGTGCCACCGCGGCGCAAGCGCGGGGAAGCGATCGAAGCCACCCTCACGTAGGAACTTGTTGTTGGCACCGTCCGATCCGGGCTCAAAGTAGACAGACCGCCAGGGCTTGTTCTTGCCGTCCTTCATGCGCGGGTCGCGGTCCACGCGCGGTTCGATCGCGTGTATCACCGGCACCCACGCATCAAGGTTGCCGGCCGTGTGCAGGTTCTGGACGGTACGTGAGCAGTTCTCGTAGCCGAACTCGCCCACCATCTCGCCGACCGTCTTCTCGAACTCGCGATAGAGCGTGTTCACGCGCCCGCGATAGTCGGATGCGATCGCGAACTCACCGACGGGTGCCTGGTAGTGGTGGATCACGCTGTCGAAATCATCGAGCATGATCGACGTCGAGGTGCCGAACGCGCCCAGCTCCTCGTAGATTGCGTGCAGGGACAGGTAGGTATTGGAGCGCGCGAACACGTTGAGCATTCGCCTCTGCGTGTCCGCCAGCCATTCCTTGACCGGGCCGTAGTCCATCAGGTCCTCGTCCGGCAGGGCAAGGCGGAACCACGGCCGCGCCGGCGACGTCATGCCCGACATCATGCCTGCAGCAAGGACGCGCAAAGCGCGTGACGCCGTGTTGTCGAAGATGGCGTTGTGTTTCTTCGTGCCCTTGTTGCGGTCGGATCGATAGAACCGCGCCGATCGTGGCATCAGGTAGTCAGACAGTTCGCGCCAGTGCGTAATCCAGCTTGAGCGTTCGCTCTGCAGGCTGACCCACCGGGTCTGTAGCTGGCTGCGCTGGCGAACGATATCCATCAAGACCCCAGCACGCTGGTTCTGCCCAGCATGCCGCCAGACACAGGTGCACCGCCAGCGCCGGTGAGGAACGTACCGCCTGGCCCGCCGCTCGACGCCGTGCGATTGCGCGCCATGATCGCTGCCACGTTGGGCGCTTTCTGGTTCATGCGGTTGAAGTCGCGCTCAGACTGGCGCTGCTGCGTCTCTGCCTGCTGCGCAGCTGTGCGCGCAGCGTTCTTCTGCATCCGTGCGGACTTCTGGCCGGAATAGACGCTGTATGCGGTGTTCGCGACGGTGGCCCCGGCGATGACAGCTGCTGCGGCTGCAATACCCATCAAAGCACCTTCGTGTAGATAGTTTCCTGCACGGAATAGTTGAGGTGTGGCAGAAGCGCGTTGAGGTTGGTGTCGGGCTTGGCATGCCACAGCATCATCTGCGCCCCGCGTTCCTTTGCCAAACGCTCGGTCTCGCGCATAAGCTTCAGGCCCGTCGTCCCTTGCCGCTTGTCCTTGCGCACGTAGAGCACGTCGTTCTGGCAGATCTGCACGTCGCGGTAATGCAAGTTTGGGGACAGGATGTTGACACTGTAGCCAACAAGATCGTCGCCATCGAACGCGCCAAGGGACAGCAGCGCGCCTTTGTCCTCCAGCAAACAGTAAGTATCGACGTTTGGGTTCAAGACCAGCAAGTCCTTGTTCGTCGTCAGCTCTTCGCGGTTGGCTTCGATTAGGCCCCAAGCCTGCTCGATCCACTCAGTGGCTCGGATCTCGCGTATTGCTACCATTTGCGTCCCAGATCAATAGATCACACAAGATCAAGTGGATTATACTCGTGCGCGACCTTGCGGCTGTGCTGCTCAAAGAACCGTTCGCGCTCGCTCTTGGGGGCGATCGGCGAGGAGAATGTGAGGGCGAGGGCATCGCCCAGGTCGGGCGAAGGCAAACCGCGCGCCTTCAGTTCGTCCTTGCTTTCGAGCACTTTCTTGCCCGCCAGATTGTAGCTGTAGATGGGCGCAGCGAGGTCCTGCTTGAGCGCCACGTCGTCAGGGATGGCCCCGCCCAGGCGTATCCAGTCAGCCATGACGCACCAGATCTCGGTGCGCTTGTTGATGTACTGGTCGTCAAGTGGCTTGCCGCCAAAGGGCACCTCGATCACCGAGTGCCTCAGCTGTCGCAGGCGATCGATGACGCCTGAGCCCGCGCCAGCATCGCAGAACACGGCATCGGGCTTCCACTCGTCGATCTTGGACGCCACGCGCGCAGCGAGTTCCATGTTGTCTACGCCACGCAGGACGATCGGGGGGAACGCAACCAGCCCTTGGCGTGGGAAGATCACGCTGCGATCGTCGCCAAAGCGCGCAGGATCAACGCCAAGGATCTTGGGAGCGTACTGGTAATCGGGCAGTTTGACCTGCCTGCGTGAGGCGTCCTGCACGTCTGACAGGGAGATCAGCTGGTTGTCGCCAGCGGCGCTGAAATCGCACAGGTATTCGCGCGAAAAGCTGGTCTCGTGCATGTCTCGCCGCAGGCGCTCGACCTCGTCGGGATCCAGGCTGCCGGTATCGTAGACGGTGTAGCGTGCAGACTGCCACTCTGGCAGCCGCTCTGCGCGGAAGAACAGTTCGCTGAACAGGTTGACGCCGGCCGGCGTGCCGATGAACAGCGACCATCCCTTGCGATCGGAAAGCGCGGGCTGCAGGATGTCCTGCCACACCTCGGGCTTGATCTGCGCGACCTCGTCCATCACCACGCCATCAAGGCGCACACCACGCAGGGCGTCGGGATTGTCGCCGCCGAATATGCGGATCACCGCCTTGTTGTGCCTGAACACAACCGACAGGTCGCTCTCGTTCACCGTCAGCGCATTGTGCATGATCAGGGGAGCGAGGCGCTGCTTGAGGCGCGACCAGGCGATCG